ACGCCATCGCCGTAGACATACTGCGAGGAGAACGCGTTGTTCAGGATCGACGCAGCCTTGACCTGCTTGGTGTACGCCATACCACGGGCCAGGGCCTTGGTGTAGCGCGACGAGAGACTGTCGTACAGGTTGTCCTCGATCGCCTCTTCGGTGATCGAGAAGCCCATCGCGATGGTCTCGTGGTTGTACCGAGCGGTCCAAGCCTCTTGCGCGTTGTCGTAAGCGATCGCAGCGCCCTCGTTCTTTACAGGGGCAGCAGAGAAGCCAGACAGCTTGGTCTCCTCTTCAAACGAACGCTCGGAGCTTTCGATCGCGTAGATCTCTTTGTGCTCCTCGCCGTAGCGCGAATACTCCAGACCAAACAGCGCATTGAGGCCGGGCAGGAGTTCCTTGAGTAGCTGTGCGCGGGAAATAGCCATGTTAAGTCACTCCTTAGGCAACGTAGTAACGATGTGCCCCGAAAGTGATCTTGACGAGCACTTCAGGACTTTGCACCAAAACCAGCGAACCGGACGCGGTAGTGGCCGAGGCCATCGTCAAGGCTTGCGAAGTGGTGGACGAAACAGTCGCAGCGGTGCTGACAACACCAATCCACTGCAACTGACCGTTGGCGGCCACGATCTGGAACATGTCCGTACCAACCGGGATCACCTGACCAATCGACAGGCCGCTCACGTTGATGGTGGTCGTGCCGGTGCCGCTGACGTAGCCGCAAGCCGAGGAGGTCTGGGTGTCAGGCACGAGACCGAGAACGCGGAAGTTGCCAGCGGAAGCCGAAGCAGCCACCACGCCACCAGCCGAGTTGCCAGTCGCGGTCGAACCGGTGGAGGTGTTACCCGCCATGTTCTGACCCACCAGAAGCTGCGAACCAGACGCGATGGTCGCAGTACCGGCAGCCGTCACGACCGCAGCACGGAAGACCGTGTCGGGGTCATCACACACGACGGCTTTGATATCGCCAGCGAGCGTGTTGGCCGGGTAGTACTGGGAGAACCGCTTCTGCTTGGACACCGGATCGGTGTACGAGCAGCCAAGGAACACACCAACCGCAGCGTTGCCGGAGATGGTGTTGGCCAGGATGGTGATGAATCCGCTCGAAAGCTGGACGAAGTCACCGTAGAAGATGGCCGTGCCGTAGTTGTAGGCAATCGGGTACTCCCGGGTGGACCCCGAGAACACCTGACCACCGATTAGGTTGATGGGCTTGAACCCATACGGTGCATCAATAACAGGATAAGCCATTGCTCACTCCAAAATTAAGAGCCCCTGCCGAACACGACTTGCGAACGCTTCTCGTTGAAGAGAGGCATGCGCGGGTCGTTTTCACGCAGGAATGTATTGTCAACGGACGTAGCCTGCGCGTTTTGGCGCTGGGCATAGTACTCATCGCGTGCTCGAACCATCTCCTTAGGCATCTTGCACAGCATCAGCCCGCCGAACTCGACGTTGCCGTTTGCTCCGACCGACGCCATAAGCTCAGGATGATCCGCTGCCTTAACCGGCACCCACCCCTCGCGCATACGCAGCGAGACGTTGGTGTTGAGTTCACGACCATAGACATGCGTAGCAACCCAGCGATACGCATAGCCTTCCTGCGGAGTGACCTCCGGCAGGGTGCTGGGAGGCGTCCAAACGGTACGGGCCGTAGCGGCACGAGTGGACATCTCTCGGGGGTTACGCGAATCAGCCATTACGCTTCTCCAGTTTCATGATCTCAGCAGCATATTGCTGCGGGGTAAGGCCAAACTTCTTGGCCAGCGCCACTTGGGACGCCGAAAGCCTAATCTTGGTTGCGCCAGCAGAACGCACGGCGGGTGCGACAACGGTTGCCGGTTTACGGGCGGTGTCGCTGGATCGGCCCTCCTTGCCGTCAGTCTCGAAGACTTCAGGGAACTTGGACCTTAGGCGAGCATCTATCTGCTCGAAGTACTCATCGGAGCGAGGGTCAACCCCGTTGTTCACCAGTTTTTGATGCAGCCCTAGTGAGAAGCTGGTTATTTCCTCGTACCCAGGAGCACCAAACCACTGGTTTTTTGCCTGCCAGCGCACGGTTTTCTCATCAAGAGAAGGTTGCGGCTGCTGCTGAGGTACAGGTTGCGATTGTTGTACTGGATATTCAGTCTCTTGTAAAGGGGTAGGACGGTAATTTTTAGCCGCATTTGCCTGCAGCTTGGCATCCGCCAGTGCCTCCTGAGCCGCCACCAGTGCATCGGCGTCCCCGGCTTCGTAGGCTTCCTTGTACTTCTTACGGGCCATCTCCAAGTCCGTCTCAGCCTTGCTCTGCAGGGTCTGGACGTAGTGCTGGGAGCCCATGTTGACCGTGGTCTTGAGTGATTTGTTCTCCTGCATCAACTGCCGGGTGAACTTCTCAAGCTCCTCGCGCTCACGCAGAAGCGCTTCCTTGGCCCTGCGTTCATCGTGCCGGGCGTGGGTCAGCTCCTTGATGCGCTTCTTGACGCCATCGGAGTAGTTCTCGATCTCTTCCTCAGTCGGTTCCTCGACCGGGCGTTCCAACGGTCTACGACCCCTGTCCTTCTCAGGCGTGTCATCGACGATCTCGATCTCGACATCCAGATCGGTCGAAACCTCAACCTCCGGGGCTGCGGCTTCGGGCTTGAGAATGTCCTTCTCATCAGGCAACATCGATAACTCCTTAGTAGGCGCGGGTAATGCCGCGTGGGTCTTGCACGACCGCGTCGATCTGGTCGTCGTTGAGGATGCGGAACTCTTTTCCGTAGATCTTGAAGCGCGTACCGGAGTACGTCCTGACCAGCACGAAGTCGCCTTCCTTGCACCACGGGCCGGTCGGGAACTTGGCCGTGTCCTTGTAAGCGTCTGGGCCAACCTTCAGCACGAACAGCACCGTTGTGGCGTGCTCCTCGTTCTTCATGAAGGTGTCAGCTTTGATGATGTTGCTGTTCTCGAAAGTCTCGTTGACATCCGGGACCACGCACAGCAGCCGGTACCCGGTGGGTTCTGGCAACTGGGTGGCTTTCTGCTCGTCCGTGGCATCAGGCGGCGGCTCATCTGCCGTCTGGATGGGTGGAGGCATCGTGATGTTGGGCAGCGAGAGCTGTTCAGATATCGTCATCGGCACGGCGGGCTTTCTCTAGCAGGGACAGGAGATGTGACTCTGCGAGGGCCAGTCCCTGAATGACCCCGCAGAGCTTTTGGTAGTCTTCAAACGTGCGGCATGAGCCCGTTGCCACATCGTCTGCGTAGTTGTTCATGTCGGTGCGGATCTTCTCCCGAAGAACCCGTGCAAAGTCCTCGATCACCGTTTACCCCCAGCCGGAGGCTTGAGCATGGCCAGCCGCTCTTGCGCTTTGGCCTTGGCAACGTCGATGCCCATACGCACACCCTCACGCATCTGCTGGGCCTCCAGCTTGGTCTTGCTGTCGTTGATCTGAGCCCCGACGCGCATCCCTTCGAGTTGCATCTTGCCCGACAGCTCCTCGCGCTTGAGGTCAAGCTCATCGGCCTTGGTCGCTGCCTGCATCGCCAGTTGCCGCTCCTTAAGCTCAAGCTCCTTGGTCTTGAGCTGCAGCTCTTGCATCTGCATCTGGACGATCGGGTCTTGGGCGTTCTGCTGCGCCTGCTGCTGGGCGGCCATCGCCTTGTTCTGCATCAGCACTTGGTTGGCAGCCTGAGCCATCATCGCCGACAGACCGATCTCGACCTGCGGCGGGAGCTTCTCGTCCTCAGGCGGCAGGGGCATGCCCAACTGCTGCTCGACCTTCTGCCGGTATGCGTACCCAACGTGCTCAGCGATGTGGGCGGTGAGCGCGGCCTGGATCATCGGAGCCCGGGGGTTCTGCCCCAGGATCTGCATGACGATGGGGTCCTGCATCGTGGCCATGTGGAAGCGAATGTGCGCCTCATGGTCTTGGTGCATGAACGCCTTGACCGGTGACCCTTTAAGGATGTTCTGGGTCTCGGCCATCGGGTCACGCGGCACGGTGTCTTCAGGAATGGGGACAATCTTGTCTGCGTTCTTGATCCCCAAGACGTCCAGCATGCCCCGGTGCAACTGCGGCAGATCGTAGATCTGCGGGGCCATCTGGGACATCTGGATCACCGCCTGATACTGCACGACCCGTTGAGTCATGGTGGCGGCGTTGGGGTCGGACACCGGGATGATGTCGACCTGACTGAAGTCCTCACGCTTGGCTCGCGGGGTGCCAGACTCCGGCTGGTAGTCGTAGTCCTCGTCCGTGTAGTCACGCATGATGTCCGCGATCAAGCGCAACTCCTGCTTCATCGCGTAGTGGACCCGCGCCTGGATCGCCGTCATCACCTTGAGCTGGCGCTCCAGCATGGCCAGCGTAGTCCCAACCGGGGACTGGGCGTTCATGTCCGCCACTTTCATGTCCGCCGTGGCCGCGAACCGCCTGCCCTCCTCCACGATGGAGTTAAGTAGCGTCAGCAGCGTCTGGCTGGGCTCCTTGTACGGCAGGGGCAGGATGTTGTCGCGGATCGTCCCACTGCCCACATCAACGTCGCGGAACTCACCCGGGGCGATCGGGGTGTCGTCACCCTTGATCCGCAAGCCCCGAGACTTAAGGCCCCCGGGCAGGTTGGAGAGCGTGCCCGCATCCACCAGTTGCCTCATCAGGCTGGTGGCGCTCTTGGCGAACCCACCGATCAGGTGGAACAGCCCGAAGCCATACGCCCCGAAGCCCGGGATGTACTGGTAGTGTACGAAGTGCTGGCGCTTGAGCTTGTTGGGATCGTCCTCACGCCAGTTGCGCCGGATGGCCAGCACGGTGGAGGTGTTGCGGATCAGTGTGACGACATACGGCAGTGCGATGCCCGTGGGCTCGCCATCCTCCTCGTCCTCGAAGCC